GCTGTGTATAAATTGCACAATTTCATAAAGCACGTACCTGTAGCTGCTAGACCCAAGTACATGTACGATATGTTGTATGGTGCCAATAGAAAGTACCTTGAAAGTGATTACATGTCTTTTGAATCACTGTTTGGAGTTGAGCAGATGGAGGCAATGGAATTCCCACTCTATGATTATCTGTTATCCGAATTGCCCAACGGTCCTGAAATAGCTCAGTTGATGAGAGAGATGTTTGGGGGAGCCAACGTAATAGACTTTAACGAGTTGACGCTATATTTAGAAGCTAGAAGAATGAGTGGAGAAATGACAACCAGCATAGCGAATGGCTGGTCTAATATGATTATGATGCTGTTCATATTAAATGAAAATGGTGTTGACTGGAGAGATGTGGATCAGGTAGATGAAGGTGATGATGGACTCACGGCCATAGATTCATACATGCCAACTGTTGAAGATTTTGCAGAACTGGGCTTCAACATAAAATTGACACCTCACGATAATCTCAACGAAGCAAGCTTTTGTGGTATGGTGTATGATGTAGATGAAGAGATAGTGGTTAGGAATCCACTAAATTTGTTAGCAGGACTATTTTGGACGAATAGAAAATATGTCTCTGCAGGAGATAAAGTTTTGAAGGGCCTATTCAGATGTAAAGCCCTCAGCCTATTATACAGTTATCCAGGATGTCCAATAATTTATTCTGTAGCGAAGTGGATGACAAGAGTTTCAGAATCATTTGGTGCTCCTTTGGTGGAAGCCATTGGGTCCAGGTATATGCAAGAACAGTTTCTATTAAATCAGGACTATTATACTAAGAATAAGGATAAGTTCCACAAGAAAGTGGGCCAGGCAACACGCAACCTGGTTGAAAAACTCTATGGAGTTACCACAGAACACCAAATTCAAATCGAAAAATATTTCAACGCCAAAAATGATTATCTTGAGATAGATTGTCCCCTACTAGATAGTTACATGCCAGATAAATTCAGAAAATTCTATGATTTATACACTGAGGAAGTGGATGTTACTGACATGGATGAGATAAAATACACGGTTAAAAATTACCCATATGATGCGAAGTTTGATCTATATGATGATGATCCAAACATGTGGGTAAATGATCACCAGCTGAAGAATGATCCAGAGACTAAGGATTGGTACCAGCAAGCTATGGACATCAAAATGGATAAGAAGAGGGATCTGAAAATATCCGAAAAAGAGCACGACAATTCCTTTGATGATGATTCGGACTTTGAGGAAATTGGTGCGATAGAACAACAGAATGGATTCGGAGAAGATGGTGGATATCCAGTTCCAAAGAGCGAAAGCGAACAAGAAAGATGCATAATTATAGAAGAAGAAACGGATTTGAATT